GAAGTCGAAAAGATGATGGCTGAGGTCAAGAATACTTTCATTGGAGAGTATGGTATAGGCGCTTGGGATACGATCCTTAGCGAAACCATCCGCATCAAGAAGGAGCAGAAAGCTGCTGCTCTCATTGCTGAAAAGGAAAGGGCAGAGTTCATGGGCAATGTTCTTCTGTGGGGCTCTGTTGGCCTTCTGTTCTTCGTCGTCGTCGCTTGCGGCTTGCTCGCGGCCATCGCCTTCGCTCACTAGGAGCACTGAAATGCAAATGAGCCAAGAAGGCATCGACGCCCTTCTCAAGAAATTTGAAGGCTGCAAGCTCAAGGCATACCGGTGCCCGGCTGGCATCTGCACCATTGGCTACGGGCACACGTCTGCGGCTGGCGCCCCTGCGGTCACTGACGGCATGGTCATCACGCAGCAGCAGTGCGACGACATCCTTCGGCGCGATCTGGTCAAGTACGAGACTGCGGTCCATGAAATGGTTGAGCAGCCCCTGACGCAGCATCAGTTCGATGTGCTGGTGGACTTCGCCTACAACGCCGGTGTTGGCAACCTCAAATCATCGACCTTGCTCAAGAAGGTCAATGCTGGACAGTTTGACGCCGTGCCCGCCGAGCTGATGAAGTGGACCAAGGGCGGCGGGAAGGTATTGGCTGGCCTCGTTCGCCGTCGTCAGGCAGAGAGTGCGTGGTGGCTTTCCCACGAAATGGTCCCCATGACAGCCGCCGCTGCCGCTGAAGTGGCAGATGCCGATGATCAAGAACAGAGGGTGTCCCCGGATGCTGTCTCGATCCCCTCAATGGCAACTAGCAGTCAGGGCAACGCCGCTATTATCACCGCTGGCCTTGGCGGGCTCGGAATGGCCAAGCAGGTGGCGGCCAATGCGCAGGATGCGTCCGACACTGCCAATCAGATTATGGGCCTACTCGGCAATACCAATTTCCTCATCATGCTGGCGACCGTCGGGCTTGGTGGAGCGATCTGGTACTTCCGCAAACAGCACATGGAGGAGCATGGTGTTTAGTCTTCTCTTGAGCCCCTTGGGGCGTTACCTACTTCTGGGCGTAGCTATTGTCATGGTTGCGTTGGGAATTTATGGGAAGATCCGCGCCGATGCCGTCGCCGAAGTTGAGGCGGCTGCCGTTTCTGATGTTTTGAGGAGGACTGAAAATGCGGTTAAAGCTGGCGACGCTGTTGATGTTTCCGCTGATGGGGTGCGCAGGCCCGACGCTTACCGTCGCGACGAATGAAACCGTCTGCTCGGTATGGAAGGACGTGTCGTGGTCCGAAAAGGATACGACCGGAACCATCATCGACATTAAGCAGAGCAATGCCCGCCGTGATGGGTGGTGCAACGGCGCGAATTAGGTGGTATAAAACGGGCAACGCGGGGCTACCATGACCACAGGCCTGACTTACTCCACCTATGTCACGCAGATTGCGACGATGGCCGTCGTTGATCAGAACGACGCTGCGTTCCAGACAATTTTGCCCCAGATGATCACCTATGCGGAAAACCGCATCTATCGCGACGTGGACTTTCTCTTCACATCCACGTCGCTGCATGGCGTCACCTTTGTCCTGACACCCGGCAACCGCAACCTGTCTTTCAATATCAATCTCTCGTCCAATTCTGATGCCGCAACTGGCACCTTTGTTGTCAGCGAGCAAATCAACCTCTTGACTGACGCCAGCGGCAATGCCGCCAGCACAACGAACCCAGACGCCTGTGTCAGGACGCCCCTATTGCCCACGACGAAAGAGTTCCTCGACGCTGTCTATGGGTCTTCGTTGACGGCAAACTTGGACCAGCCCAAGTATTTCGTGCCCTTTAACGATACGCTCTTCTATGTCGGGCCAGTCCCAGATCAGGCCTACCCGGTCGAAGTCATCGGAACCTACCGCCCGAACAGCCTCTCGGCCACGAACACGGCGACGTTCATCAGCAACTACCTGCCGGATGTCTTCATCATGGCCTCCATGATCTACATCAGCGCCTACCAGCGCAACTTCGGTCGCATGAATGATGACCCGCAGATGGCGATTAGCTACGAGAGCCAGTATCAGGCGCTCTTAAAAGGATCCCTCGTTGAGGAGGCCCGCAAGAAGTTCAACTCGTCTGGCTGGTCTTCCCAATCGCCGTCGCCCATCGCCACGCCATCGAGGGGGTAATTCATGCCCCATCAATCGCTCAAGCTGGTCCCCGGCGTTGATCAAAACCGTACCCCGGCCCTCAATGAGGTGGCCATTTCCTATTCGAACCTAATCAGGTTTGTCCCTGACCGTCAGGGCATAGGCCTTGTCCAGAAGCTTGGCGGGTGGACCCAGTTCTTTACGAACCCCATCAATTCCATTGTCCGATGCCTCTTGGCGTGGGAGGATCTCAATGGCGTCTCGTGGCTCGCAGCCGGGGCGGAGGCGTCCCTAAACGTGATCGCCAATGGCGGCCTGAAGGTAATTACCCCGCAGTCGGCCACATCTAGCGCAGCCGTTTCTTTTACAACCGTGGCGACGCCCACGCCCAGTTCGCTAGTCACCGTCAATTGGACAGGCAGCAACACAGATATTTATGACTCCGTGGACATTCGCACGCAGGTGAGCGTGGGCGGCCTTGTCCTCTTTGGCGTCTACCCCGTCGTGGCCACAATTACGGCCAATCAATTTCAAATTCAGGCCACAGATGTTTTCGGGAACCCGGCCTTTCCCACGTCAAACGTCACGAATGGCGGCGCCGTCCCCGCCTTCTCACTTACCTCTGGAAGCGCAGTCGTCAGCGTGACGCTCAATGACCACGGCTATCAAGTTGGCGATGACTTCCCAGTCCTCGTTCAAACCGTTGTGGGCGGAGTGACATTTTACGGAAATTATACCGTCGCCTCAGTGTCGAGCGCCAACATATTCGCAATCACAGCGTCTTCAAGCGCCGCGACGACGCCAACAATCTCCGCCAGCGGCACTGGATCAGTCGCGACGCTCACCTACGCCCCGTCCTACAACATCCCCGTGGGCAGCACTATCGTTGTGGCTGGCGTCACGCCTGCCGGATACAATGGCACCTATACGGTGACAGCGTCGTCTTCTGGCAGCGTTTCTTATGCCAACACCACTACGGGCGCGATCACCGTCCCCGGAACGATCTTCGTCAGCGCGACGTCTGAAAATGCCGGTCTCGCGCAATTTACTTTTTACAATGGCATCGGCCCCCTTGGCGTCGGCACGGGGTATGGCGTCGGCGGGTATGGCTCTGGCGGGTATGGGTCGGGCGTTGCCCCCTCGGCCAATCCGCCCCTGCCCCCGATCACGACAACGGACTGGACGCTGGATAATTGGGGATCAACGCTGCTTTCGTGCCCGCTGGATGGGCCAATTTACGAGTGGTCACCCATTCCCAACTCGGCAGTAGCAACGATTATCCCGCAGGCGCCCAACGTCAACAATGGCATGTTTGTCGCCATGCCCCAGCGTCAAATAATTGCGTGGGGTTCGACGTTTAATGGCGTGCAAGATCCGCTTTTGATCCGCTGGTGCGACATTGAAAATTACAACGTCTGGACCGCTCAAATTACCAATCAGGCAGGTTCCTACCGTATCCCCAAGGGGTCTCGGATTGTGCAGTGCATTCAAGGCCCCCAGCAGGGCCTGATCTGGACTGACCTTGGGCTGTGGGCCATGCAGTACGTTGGCCAACCCTACGTCTATCAATTCAACGAGGTCGGCACTGGCTGCGGCCTGATCGGGCGCCGTGCGGCTGGGTCTATGGGCGGCGTCGTCTATTGGATGGGCCAGAGCCAGTTTTACAAGCTCTCCGGGTCTGGCGTTGAGCCGATCTTCTGCCCTATCTGGGATGTGATTTTTCAAGATCTGGACACGACCAACCTCAACAAGATCCGCATCGCTGCAAATTCTCGCTTTAATGAGATCTCATGGTTTTACCCTACCAAGAGCGATGGCGGCGAGATCAATGCTTACGTCAAATACAACATTGGCCTGAACCAGTGGGACTACGGCACTCTCTCCCGCACGGCGTGGATCAATGAAAGCGTTCTGGGGCCGCCCATTGGCGCCGGTGTTCTCCCGGGAAATGCCAATAATTTCCTGATCCAACATGAGACTTCGACTGACGCTGTCAGCTCGACTAATGACCCAATCGCCATGAACTCAAGCTTTGAGACGGGGTATTTTGCCCTGTCCGAGGCCGACGTGAAGGTGTTCATTGATCAGGTCTGGCCAGACATGAAGTGGGGATATTTCGGCGGGGCGCAGAACGCGACAGTCAAACTTACCTTCTACGCGACTGATTACCCCGGCCAGACGCCCCTGACCTACGGACCCTTTACCCTGACGCAGAGCACCACCTTTGTGACGCCCAGAATGCGGGGCAGGTTGGTGGCGATCAAGCTTGAGAGCAACGATATTGGCTCCTTCTGGCGCATTGGGAATATGCGGTATCGCATCCAGCAAGATGGGAAATACTGATGACGGCGAGCCTCACAGACATTCTCACAACTCAGAAAAATGGCGTCGTCGCCATTAATAATCTTGCACAGGCGACTATCCGTGGGTTTGGCACTCAGACATCAATTACCGTCACAGCGGCTACGCTAATCTATAATGGCCCCGGATACCTTGTGAGCTTCTCCATCGTTGTTGCGGGTTCGGGAGCTGGCACGATTAACAATGCCAGCACCATTGCAGGAGCGGCCGCAGCAAATGCTCTTTGCACTACACCGTTCACTGTTGGTGTATTCAAAACCGGACAGATTTTTTCGAATGGTCTCGTTGTCATTCCCGGATCCGGTCAGTCTATCAACGTCACTTATTCGCCGGGGTAATCCATGCCACTTGCTAAAGGTTCCTCGCAGAAAACGATCAGCTCCAATATCAAGGAAATGGTCAACGCTGGCCACCCACAGGATCAGGCTGTGGCCGCAGCACTCAATACTGCCCGGCAGGCAAAGGCTGCTGGCGGGCCTCCTGCGGCCCCCTATATGCCCGCCGCTAAGGGCACGCCATATGGCAAACCGTCCAATGGCATCCACCTTGGTCCGATCCATAGCCCGGTTGCCGGGCGCACTGATCACCTGCCCATGCACGTTCCATCGGGCGCTTACGTGATCCCGGCCGACATCGTGTCATCGCTGGGCGAGGGGAATACGATGGCCGGGTATCGAGCGGTCAAGATGATGTTTAATGGCGCCCCCTACGGCGCCTATGCGGATGGCGGCACGGTCGGAGACCCTGTTCCTATTGTTGCCGCCGGTGGAGAATATGTTCTTTCTCCTGATGAAGTCATCTGGGCGGGCGGCGGCGACCTTGACGCTGGGCATCGAGCCCTCGACAAGTGGATCGTGGACACGCGCGCCGAAACCGTCAAGACACTCAAGGCGTTACCGGGTCCGAAGAAAGATTGAGGGGGATCTCAATGTCTGACGAACTGAAGGTATGGATAGGGCGGCCGGAAGACATCGACGACATGATGGAACTTTCCTTCGCCGCCTGCGATGAGAATGGCTTCGTGAAGCCTAATCCGACGCGCCTATTGGAAGAGATCTGGCCAGCACTGAACCGCGAAAAAGGCATCGTTGGCATCGTGGGCGTGCCGGGACAGAAGCCTCAGGGCGCCATCCTTTTGAGGATTTGCCAGACATGGTATAGTAATGACGAGATCTTGGAGGAGCGGGCGGTGTTTATCCACCCCGACTTCAGGTCAGCCAAGGGCGGTCGCGCCCGCAAGCTGTGTGACTTCAGCAAAAAGGTATCGGATGAGCTTGGGATACCCCTCACCATCGGAGTGCTGTCCAATCACCGGACGTCAGGCAAGATCCGCATGTATGAGCGCATCTTTGGGCCGCCATCTGGCGCCTATTTTCTCTATGGAACCCGCACCGGAGCTTGGAAACAAGCAGCCGAGTAAACACTGAGGTAGCGCGATGGGTGGCGGCGGCAAGGGCGGTTCAACTACTACTTCTTCGGTCCAGATCCCGCCAGAGGTTCTGGCGCGATATAATGCCGTCAATGCGCAGGCGCAGGATGTGGCTCAACAGCCCTTCCAGCAATACAGCACCAATCCGAACGCCTTTGTCGCGCCTCTTACATCCACGCAACAGGCTGGTATTGCCAACACTAATGCTATGGCTGGCGCAGCACAACCCTACTATGCCAATGCTACAAACCAGCTTATGCAGGCCCAGCAGGGCGTCCAGCCATACCTTGGCGGCGCCACAGCCGCCGCGCTGGCTGGAGGTCAGGCCGTCAATCCCAGCGCGCTGGACGTTAACCAGTACTTGAACCCGTACACGCAGGATGTCGTCAATGCGACGCAGGCTGCGATGAACCAGCAGCAGGGCCAGCAGCTTTCTCAGCAGCAGGGGCAGGCCATCAACGCCGGCGCCTTTGGTGGTGACCGCGCCGATTTGCAGCGCGCCGCGCTACAGGGACAGCAGAGCCTCGCTCAGGCGCAGGCCATCTCGCCCCTCTACCAGCAAAATTACAATCAGGCCCTTTCCACTGCCCAGCAGCAGCAGGGCGTCGGCCTCGGAGCCGCGCAGGCCAACCGGCTGGCTACCCAGCAGATGGGGCAGCAGCTCGCGGCCCTTGGCCAGCAAGGCTACACTACTGGCGCCAATACAGCCCAGAACCTTGCCAGTCTCGGCACCAACGCGCAGCAGGCTGGCCTCGCCGGTGCGCAGGCGCAGATGGCCGCCGGTCAGGCCCAGCAGCAGACCCAGCAGGCCGGGTTGCAGGCCCTCTACAATCAATTCCAGCAGCAGCAAGCCTATCCCTTTCAAGTGGCTCAGTTCCTCGCGAACATCGCCGAGGGCACCGGTGCGGTGTCTGGCAACACGACGACGTCCACCACGACGGGCGGCGGCGGATTTTTCTCCGACAAGCGCCTCAAAGAAAACGTCCAGAAGGTGGGCAAGACCAACGATGGTCAGCCCATCTACCGCTTCAATTACAAGGGCGACCCGCGCACGCAGATCGGCCTCATGGCGCAGGACGTCGAGAAGTCTCACCCAGAGGCCGTTGGCCTCGCCGGTGGCTACAAGACCGTAGACTACAAGAAGGCCACGCAGGGCGCCGTGCGCAAGGCTGATGGTGGCGCCGCGACTGACAACGCCTATTCAATGGATGCCCCCAGCGCCCTCCTTCAGGACTCCGGCAAGGGCCTTGGTGCAATGCAGCCAATGGCATTGCCTCAAATGGTTTCTGGTGACGATGCAGTCCGCAACAATGCGGCCACTTTCGCTTCTCGGTTTGGAGACACAGGCGCCAATGCGGCTGATGTCGCGGCCATGCGTGCGCCTTCTGTTGCAGGACAGATCTCAGACCCGTCTCGCGCTGGGTATCAGGCCGAACTTGATACGTTGCTCAATGCCCCCAGCAATAGCAACCTTGGCTCGGGCCCCGGATACGTTCAAAGCCGCGCTAATGCAATCCGTGGCATTCTTGGGCAAAACACTGACCCATACAGCTCTCAGGGTGGCCTTGTTGGTTCGCCCGGCGCCTTTGCGCGCGGCGGCTTTGCGGGCGGTGGCTACACGGACCCGATGGGCATGTATCATAATGCGGCCCTCGAATATTACGGCCCGCAGGGGTCACAGAATGCTGGCCTCGGCGCGATTATTGCGCAGGGTGGCGGCGGCGCCCGTTCTCTTGTCCCAGCTCAGGCACCTTACCGCCCGCCGCAGAGAGATGCTATCGCTGAAGCAAACCAGATGGCTGGCCTCGCCACGAATGGCGCCAAGTTCTATGACTGGGCTAAGGGCAAGTCGGCAACGTCTGGTTACAACAACAATTTCACCCCCGGCGGCGACAACAAAGACGCCGTCATTGATCTCAATACAGATCCAGATGTCGAGTCCATTGCCGATCGTGCGCGCGGTGGTTTGATTGCCCACCGTCCCCATCACAGCACGTCAGGCTTCGTTCCCTATGGCGACGGTTCTGACGGCGGATTTCTGTCCGGCGTCCTGCAAGATCAGTCTCAAGAGCCTCAGCATCAGCTTATGGGCGCGAAGTCCATGCCCACGCCGCCGCGCCCGCAATCAAGCCCCGTGGGCGAGGCTATGCAGGTTGCCAGCCTCGGCAAGGCGGGCAAGGGCGCCTATGACTGGGCGGCGAAGCAGCTTGCTGGCGGTGCTTCGCCTACTGGCGTAGTTGGGCCCACGGTCGGCGACAGCGTTGGCCTTGGCGGAGTTGAAGCGGGCGGTGGCGCGTTGGCTGGCGACGTTGGCGGCGGCACCGGCGCGATCCTTGGAGGTACAGGCGCCGACGTTGCTGGTGGAGCCGCAGCAGATGCGGCGGCTGGCCTTGGCGCTGATGCTGCGGTTGGCGCCGCTGCCCCGGAAGTAATGGCAGGCCTCGGTGCCGACGCTGGCGCCTCAATGCTTCCCGACCTCCTGTTTTTCTTGAAGGACGGTGGCGCTGTTCCGCACCGCAGACACTTTGAAACAAATGCAAATGTCCCCGTCGTCAATGGAGACGACGAGGACCAGACCACTGTCGTTGGCAAAGGCAACAAACTTCCCAAAGTTCCGGTTCCAGACAACCGCCCCGGCCCCGAAGACGCACTTGTCTCCAGCGCACCCGCGAGTACCCCCAAGGGCGGCGTCGCGCCCTCATCGTCCTTCTCCATGCCTGACTTTTCTGGCCTTGTGCCCGAGGGCGCGAAGGACACGCTTACCTCTGAAAATTTCTGGGTGCCCGCTCTGGCTGGCATTGGCTCAATGCTGGCATCTCCCAACAAGACACTTCTCGGCGCCGTTGGTTCTGGCCTCGTGGGCGGCACGACTGCCTACACGAGCCTTGAGAAGCAACAGAATGAGATGATGGCCAAGCGCCTCGAGATGATGAAGGGCATCTTCTCTGGCCCGTATTTGATGCCGGACGGGAAAACGCCTTACTGGAAAATGGCGGGCAACCCTAACCCCCTGACGCAAGAACAGTATCAAGAGGCATCTAGTCGATACTTGGGCATTCCAACGTCAACTGGTCCCGCCTCTCCGGCCCCCGTAAGTTCGGCAGCGCGTGCGCCGTCCAGCTCTACCACGGAGCTGGCCAAGAGCGTTGTCGCCCAGCCCGCGCCCGCCATAAGCAAGCCGGCGGCACTTCCATCCACAACCGCGCAGCCTGCACCTGCGATGGCTCAACCCACTGCCACCCAGCCGGTAACTTCAGCACAGGAACCCGCCACGTCGCCAGTTCCTTCGGTCACTAGTGTCATTTCGGGCAGCGGCCCCACCGAGGCGCAGATGCGGGCGGCAGTCCTCGCCCCCGGGTCGCACGCCTTTGATGGCCTCCCCGCCTCGCAGGATCCCCGCATCCTGCTGCCAAAGATTGAAGCCCTCGACAAGCAAATCAATGACGCATCTGAGTTTGTCAAAACTGCCACCGCTCGGGGCATGATGTCCCCCGAAATCCAGCAGCAGATGACGCAGCAAGAGGCGCTCGCTGCCCGCCTCCTGAAGCAGAGGGATGACCTCTCGAAGGCCGCTGAGGCATCCGTGCAGTCCGTGATCGGCATTCCCGTTGCGGCGGCGAGGAAGACTGCCGAGATCAATGCGGAGAATGCCGCCAAGATAGCTGCGTTGCCGGCGCAGAAGCAGGCTGAACTAAAGGCCACCCTTGAAGCCCGCGCATCTACCGATCCACTTGACGTCAAGAAGGCCACCGACACTGCAATTGCGGAGGCGCAGGGAAAGCTTCCGAGCGAGCAGGTTAAATATGCCTTCGAGCAAAACTACAATCGCCAGATGGCCGCCCAGAAAAGTGCGGCCGGCATGGCGGATGAGGGGCAGCAGCTCCTCAGTCAGGCCAATGCTTATATGTCTGCCGCGTTTGATAAGGATGGCAAGCCCCTCATCAGTGGTGGCCCGATGGGCAAGAAACTTGGCACGCTATCTCAATATCTGCAGCAGGCCGGATTTAGCCCCGAGTTCGCGCGCGACCTCACCGGGACGGACCCGAATGCGGTCGGTGCGGCTACGAAGCTCCAAACCACATTTGCCTCTGAGATGGCCCGCATGGACCTTACGAAGGCCCCAGCAGTCCGCGAGTTCTCGAACTACATGGCAACCAGTCCGGGCCCAGACTTGCCCGCCAAGACGCTGCAGTGGCTCGTGAACAACGTCATCAAGCCCAAGGCTGAGGGCATGAAGGGCGCATACACCCACGTCATCGACATGGATCCGGGCAAGGACAACATCGAGAAGGCCCTGTACAAGTACAAAGATCAGAACCCTTGGTTCAAGATTGGCACGCCGCCTCCCGGTGCCGGGACGGCAACGACCACGACTGCAATGCCGCAATTTACCGCCGCAGAATTAGCAGCCGAAAAACAGCGCCGCGCAGCCGCTCAGGGAGTTCAGTAATGGCCGACATTACCCAGCTTTCAGATGCGGAGCTTGATCAGCTTCTAAATCCAACCCCGATCGCATCGGCGCCCGCTGACCTGTCTCAACTGTCCGACACCCAGCTTGACCGGTTGATGAATGCGCAAAAGCCTCTCGGAAATGTTCCGGGTCAGGGCTTGGAACAGGTTGCTCCGAAGGCTGCAGCGACATCGACAATTCTCGGCCTCTCTGACTACCCCGGCATGGTCGGCAACCTCGGGCAGGCGTGGGATGCCCTCACGGAGATGCCAACCCGTCTCCTCATCAAGGGCCTCAGCGCCGCTGGGGCGCTCCCTGAGGGGAAGAATGCCGAGGATTTCTTCAAGCAGGCGCAAGCGGTCTCCAATGCTGGCGCGAGCCCGGCCGAGAAAAAGGGATACGTGAATTATATCGCCGGCCTGCCATTCCCCACAGGCGAGGGCGTCGCAGCCCCCATCTTGGAGAAAACCGGCAAGTATGAGCCGGAAAGCGCCGCTGGTCAGGTGGGCATGACCGGCTTGCGTACTGCTGTCGGTTCCATCGGCGCCGGTGGGTGGGCTCGTGGCATACGGGCACTAACTGAGGGAGCTGTCCCCACGAAGGTCGCCACGGAGGCCCTGAAGGGAGCCGCGAAGACTGCGCCGTCGGCCTTCGGCATCGGAGCCATCGCCGACACGGCCACGCAGCTCACGGGCGAGCCGACTGCTGGCATGTTGGCGGCTCACGTTGCACCAATCTTGCCCGCCCGTCTAATGAAGAGTGTATCGGCCTACACCGAGCCTACAAAGGCCGTTGCTGGTTCCCCAGAGGCGCAGCGTCAGGCTGACATCCAATTCACCAATTTCGCGGAGAACCCTGAGGCGGCCCGCGCAAACTTGGCATTTCAGCCTAAAACTTTTGTGGAGGGGGCGCCTTTCTCGACTGGCGAAATCTCTGGCGATCGTGGTTTGCTGCAGGCGCAGGGCGTATTCGCCGACACGTCACCCCAGTTCGCCACCGACTTGAAGAGGCAACAGGGCGAGCGCAATGCCGCCAACGTCGGCGCGCTGCAGGGAATTGCGCCTCAGGACGCCAATCAAATGGCGCCAACTGAAGTCCTGACGCGCCGGGCCAACGATATTCAGTCCGCGCATGAGGCAAATGTCAGGGACTTGACGGATCAGGCCCGCACCGAGGCGGCCAACATTCCGGCGGGTACGACGCCCGAAGACATTGGGCAGCGCCTGCGTGACCGGATCCTCGCGTCCGAGGCGGAGGCCGATCGAAATACCAGTGACCTCTACGGTCTTGCCGGCCAGAATGGTTTGACAGTCGTCGGCAAGCCGGTCGCCGACCTTGCCAACAGCATTCAGTCTCGCATTGAAAGCTCAAAGAACCAGAAACCCTTGTCTGGCGAAGAAAAAGACATTTTTGATAAAGCGGCGCAGACCAGCGACGTCGAAAATTTTTCGGATCTTCATGATCTTGAAAAGAGGATCACCAACGAAGTAAGCCGAAACAAGCGGTCCCCTGAAGGAGACCCGGCAACGATTTCGCGTCTCACGCAATTGAAGGGCGCGATCCGCGACGTGATGAACAATTCTGCCGACCATCAGGCGGCCTATGAGCAGTCCCTCGTTGATCAGGGACAAATGCAGCCACAGGACACGATGGCCTCCCGCCTGCAGCAAGAGGCTGATGCTTTCATGGCGCGCAAATACGGGGCGCAGGCACCGCCGGCCGCTCCTGCTGCCCCGCAGGAGCCCACGATGACGCCAGAGGCCGCTGCACGGTATACGGCGGCGAAGGCGGCCCATGCCACGCAGATGCAGACCTATGGGCAGGGCCCAGTCGCGCGCATCTTGGAGAACTTGGGCTTTAGCAATCAGTTCAAGATGCCAGCCTCTGGCATTCCCAAGTTGGCGTTCTCGGCGGGTGATAATGGCTACACCAATGCGCAGGCCTTTCTGCGCGCGGCCAATGGCGACCCTGCGGCTATCTCGGCCCTTGAGGATGCCGCCACCATGCGCCTGCGCGAGCGCATGGGCCAGTCAGACACTTTGACACCCAGCGTTCTGAATGCTTGGCGCAACCAGCACGCCAACGCCCTGCGCGCCATCGACGAGGTCTCGCCGGGCTTCTCTTCACGCTTTGACAATGCCGCCGCCGCGACCGCAGCCCTTGAGGACGTCCAAAGCTCTGGCAACAGGCTCGTCTCTCAGGCCATGCAGGGGGCAGCGCAGAAGTTCCTCGGGATTACATCCCCGGACGAGGTCGCGCCACGGGTCGGATCCCTGATCAACTCCGGCCCCACGGGCATCAATCAAGTTCTTGATGCAGCGGGGCGAGATCCGCAGGTGCTCAATGGTCTGCGCGCCGCAGGCGTGGATTACATGCAGCGCGCATTCGCCAATGCGGGCATCGAGGGCGGCGAGAACATCATGTCGGGCCCCAAGCTGACCAAGTTCTTGGACAAGAACACGGACGCCCTGACAGCCCTCTATGGTGCCGACGGCGTCAACACCATGCGCCAACTGGCCGCAAACTTTGAGCGCGCTCAGGACGCTTTATCAAGCCAGAAGACCGTGGGATCCCCCACGTTCACAAAACAGAAATTCGCCGAGCAGCTCCGGCCAGAGGGCCAGAAGGCCCCCGTGGGGACCGACCTCGTCATCTGGTACGAGTTCCTGCGCAACGCCTTAGCGGGCGAACCTGTTTCTGCGGGCATGGCTGCAGCAGCGGCTGGCGCGAAATCTCTCTTCAATGCCGCCCGCGAGCGGGGCGTCAATAACATCAATGACCTACTTCATGAGGGTCTCTTAAACCCCGAAGTCGGGCAGGCCATGCTTCAGCGCGGCATCGACGCCAAGGGCCGCATCAATCAGGATGCGGTGCGTAACCTCGTGAAATCCCTCTCCATCAAGCAGCAGGCCCTCACAGGCTCGATCGCGGGGCAGAAGCAGCAGCAAGAGCGTCTTGCCCCGGAAGAGCGTTCTGGGGGCCGCATAGGCCGCGCCACGGGCGGGCCGGTGAACCTCATGGCATTGTCCAAGACTGCCAAGAAGCGTGTCACGCAAAGCACTAAAGATCTCCTGAACGAGGACGACACGACGGTCGCCCGCGCACTGGAAGTCGCCAACCAGCACATCTGAGGGTTTTTCGATGACCAGCACCTACACGACGAACAAGAAGATTGAGAAGCCCGCGTACAACGATTATGCCTCGAACTCCACGGGCTGGTCGGGGCCGATCAATTCGGACTGGGACGTCATTGACTCCGCCTTTGGTGGCGTCACCAACAAGAACCCCACGGGCGTCGCTGCTGGCACCTATGCCCTTTCGACCGCCGAGTACCAGAACCTCATCATCGTCTTTGGGACGAGCCTGACCGGCACCGCGACGCTTTCTGGCAACCTCGTCTATACCATCCCGCTGGGCGTGGGTGGCGAATGGCTCGTCTATAACAACACCACGGGCTCTTACACGGTCACGCTGGCGGTGGCTTCAAGCGGCGGCACTTCTGTGGCGCTGTCGCAGGGCACCCGCACGCTGGTCTATTCTGACGGCACGAACTTCTGGACGCTCTCGCCCCAGAACGTGGCCCCTCCCGGCGCCACCGGACAGGTCATCTACAATTCAAGCGGCGCGCTGACCAGCTCCGCTAACCTTACCTTCGATGGCACGACCCTGACCGCCAACACGCTGGCCGTGACCAATGGCATAACTTCTGGCGGCGCAATTACTGGCAACTCAGTCGCGGGCGGAACAGTCACGTCCAGCGGCTCTATAACGGCCACTGGCGGCATTAACGGCAACAGCCTGACCACGGCCGCAGACATCAATGCAGGCGGCGCAGTGACCGCCGCAGGGGCGGTGACGGCTTATTCCGACCGCAGCCTGAAGAAGGATGTCTCCACGATTAGGGATGCACTGAGCAAGGTCAATGCCCTGCGCGGCGTCCACTACACGATGATCAACACAGGCGAACAGAACATTGGCGTGATTGCTCAGGAGCTTCAGGAGGTTCTCCCCGAGGCCGTGCGAGACAACAACGGCCTCCTGTCTGTCGCCTATGGCAACCTTGTCGGCGTGCTCATCGAGGCCATCAAGGAACTTACCGAGCGCCTAAATGCTATCGAAGGTCGCTGACCTTTAGGGGCTTGGGCGGCGCGAGGTAGCACAGCGCCCGGTGATCCGTGCAGTAGGGCGGCTTGATCACTGTCACGCCACAAAAAATGGCCCCGACGCTGTCGTCGGAGCCAATGACGTATCGGCACGAAAAGATCCGCAATTCTAATATCGTGGCGCCCTCGCGCTGTTGATATTGCGCTGCGTCAACATTGCCTGAAGCGGCATCATCAGACATGATGTTCCTGCGCCTGTGGTTCCACCTGTGTGACATGGGCGCTTAAAACGCGCGACTTCCTCGTCTTGGGCTCATAACCCTCGACGAGGATTTTTTTGTGTTTGCGGATGGCATGCAGGGCCGTTGTGTGGTCCTTGTTGCCAATCATCCTGCCCACTTGAGACAGGGAAAATTTAAGCTCCACGCTCAGTCTGTAGGCCGCCTCTTGACGGGCGCGGGAGAACTTCCTTTTGCGGCACACGCCCCTGATGTCCGCAACCGAAAGCTCATATTTTTCCGCCACCTCATTGAGGATAATGCGGGCGGGCGTTGGAGTACTCACTGACGGCAGGAAGATTGGCTTTGGTGGAGGAGCCGGCTCCGGCTCTGGAATAGCGATCGGCTCTAAGTGACCGACTAATTTTAATGTCGGTTTTTTGACAGTAGGGTTGTCAAGTCTTTGACGGACGGCTTTGTAGTGGGCGTGGAGTTCCTCAAGCGTTTTCATTTCTTTTCCTTTCGCGCTTCAAGCATGGAGTCAAAGCATTTGGACGCTATCTTTTCAAACTCATCTTTTGTGACAGTTCCAAGCTTTGCGGCTTCATCCCATGTTTCCGGCAAACCATCGTAAAATTCTAAAACAGTTGGAAATACCGTGCCATCTCCCTTTTTAGGTGGCGCAGGCAAAGGGCGACCAACAGGCTTAGGGCGCTCGTACAAACCCAATTGCTTCAACGTCTCCAGTACAACGGGACGATAAAACTCAGCACGCCCGCGTTGTTTTTTCCCACCATCGTTATCTCTTTCAATCATGCGGGCCGCAGAACCTTCGCCGCTGTCAGCATCGACGCGAGCATTGTAAACATTCAAAAGTAGTTCATTAATTTCTTCTTTAGTCATCTTTCTTCTCCATCAGTTGCTTTAGCTTCGCTTTGTTCTCATCATCCAGATAGTAGCCGACGCCACGCCATGTTTTAATTTCGATGCCATAGGGCTTGAGGCGCTGGCGCAGTTTCCACACAGCCACCTTGGTGCGCAGGGTCTGGTGCATCTCGCCCTCATAGCGGTTGTACTTCCCGTGATCCTCAGACACATGGTCGAGATACGAGTAGGTCGCCATCGCGCGCTTGTTGATCGCCAGAAGCAGGGCAAGCTGTTGGCGGCTTACAACATTGAAGAGAACGCCGTCCACCTGCCCCATGTCTTCGCGGTATTGTTGGATCTCTTCCTCCAACGTGGCGATGCGGTCGCGGAGCTGTTGAACAAGGTCGCTCATCCTCCCCACCCAATGACCACGTTAACGCAAATCAGCAGCATCAGAGCCCCCACGATCTTCAATTCCATATCCATCACTTAACTCCCTTCAATGCTGCATACCCGTGGCGCTTGATGCGCTCGTGAATGGCCTCGTCCTCAATGTGCTCAAAGGCGATGGCGATGATGTATCCCATGTGCCTCTGAAAGTTGTCGATGTAGTCGGCGGCCTCAATGCCATCAGGGTTGATCAGAAACTCGCGCTTCGTGCGGTACAGAGGATCAACGATTGCCTCAATGCGGCGAAGCTTTTCTTGGATGGTCGGCATGTCAGTCTCCATATCAATGTTGGTGATGTCTTCACTCTGCAGCAAAGACATCACTAATTCACTAACGCGGACACGCAGACGCTGTACCATTATGGGACTGATTACGCCTCCTGCGTGCTGAACTGCTCGACGAGGTCGCGCATGCCCGCATTGATTACCTCATCAGCGGGCGCCTTCATCATCGCAAACTCACCCGCAAAGGCGAGATAGTTGATGCCGTCAGCATAATTATCGGGCTTCTCGGGCGCTTCTTTCATGCGTGCCAACTTCACGGAATGCAGGAATATGTTGGCATGGTATGACGACATGCCAACACCAGTGATCAACTCAAATATGTCGCAGGCGCGGCCTGTAACGTCATGGATATTGCCATATTGCATCTCGCGATCGCGGAGGATGGAGATAGCGTCGCTGAGGATTTGCTTGTGGTCCATATCAATTCTCCTACTTGCGGGTGAGATTGGCGATGTTCACGAGCAGGGCGTCTGCCTTGGCGTGAGCTTTCTTGGCGTCATCTGACAGGGCATTGTGTTTGACGGTGAATGCGTCGAGAGATTTGTTGATCTCCATCCAGAGGTCACGCATGGCGTTGATGGATTTATCAATCTCCTCTTTGGCCGAATTAAGCTTTTCAACTTCTATGGTAATCACATTGCCCCGCTCCGGGCCAAAGTTGTCTTCGCGAATGGTGCGAACCCACGCCAATGGAACATTGAGGCTCTTCGCCACTCGCTCGTCGTTCCAATCGCGATCGTATCCGCGCGTCTCGTCGAGGTAATGGCTGTCAATTTCGCTGAAGATGATGCGCCGGTCTTCCTTCGTCATCTCTTGCGGGATCTTGGGGTCAAAGTTCATTTCATTTACTCCATCATTCAATACAGGCTTTTGATCATCAAGTTTCGGCGCTGATTGATCAACTGAGGGGATAGATTTTTGTTTGCGAGGCTCGCCAAAGAACCTCTTTAGTTCACTCTCGGCGATCACAAACACGCCCTTTTCATTTTTGACGCCTTTCAGGCGTCCCTTGCGGATATAGTCATACATCCGATCCATGTTTGACCAGCCAGCCTCAATGGCTTCTTTAACTGTGAAAAGACGGTCCACGGGCGTCTCCTGCGCGGCGGGGGGTTCTATGGACAAAGCTGGCGGGGTATTTTCAGAGAGTTTTTGAAGCTTGCTCAGATCTTTCAATTTCAATGTGATTGGCGTCACGGTTGCTTCAGGTTTTTTGAACTTGATCTTGTTGGCGGCAGTGCAGATGTTGCAAAAATCATCTCCTTCTTTATTGCCAACGGCCCAGCCACGCTGCCTGAATTTTTTGGCTGATACCTCGGGCGGCAGAGATCCCGAGTGCGATCCGATACCAATCCTGTCTGTCTTGCCGCATTGCTTGCAGACTATCTTGTAAGCGGACGACCTGTGGTCGGCATCAAGGCTCGACCTCACGAAACTTCTGATCATATCCATCTCCATGCTTAAAGAAGCGCCCCTTCTGGGCTGTAGTGATTGTGCCGAGTTCTTTGATTTTGCCAATGACGCGATAATTGAGCGCAGTGAACCCGACGCTGTAGTAGGGATCAACGCCCAGTGGCGCTTCTGGATTGCGATAGAACTCTTCGACAAGGGTGAACTCGCTTTTTTCCAAGGCCTTGCAGAACTCAGCAAGGTTCTTTGACGGGTGCTCACATGTGATCTGGTGAATGGGACCGCCACGGTGGGCTGGCATGTTCATCGTGAGCAAAAACTTCAACGTCACTCTCCAGTTAATGATGGGGCGAGCCGGGGCCCGCCCCGGTTTAATTAGCCGAAGTCTTCTTCTTCCTCGACCACGGCGGGCTTTGCCTTGGGGGGCGCTGCGCGAGTGGAGCCAGTGGATGGAGGAGACTTAGGCGCGGACATCGAGGGCTGGATGAACTTATCCGGCTGCGGTGCATTATCATTCAAGCCGTTGGGGCGCTTGACCCACCCGGCGATCTTGAACACCGGCTGGTAATTGGTGGACTTCTTGGCGCCCGATCCGCTCTCGATCGGAACGGTATCGTCAAGCACGACCACTGGCAGCTTGCCGGCATTCTCAGCAACGCCAGCAAGGTAATCGTCGTGCAGGAGGTCGATGCCCTTCATCATGGCCGCCGACGTGCCTGCCAACTCGCGGCAGTCACCACCACACTCGCCAGACAGCTTGATGGCCATGCGGATGCCGCGCTTGTGAGTATCAGACGGACGGTCGCCCATTGGCGTGCCAAAGTCCACCATCTGAAAGTCAGGAGCCGACCCTGCATTGAAGGAGATCCAGCCCACTTCGAGGTTTTCGAAGTCAAAGACTGCCTTGAAGTTGCGGGTAATGTCCACGGGCGTCGAGACACCATCTTCGCGGTCCACGCGGAAGAAACGGCCAGCACGGGCGTCGAACTTCACGATGGGGAGGAAGTCTGCGCCACCGCCGGTGCCGCCATAAGAGAAACCTAATGCCATTTTTCCATACTCCAGATGCGCCTGTTTGGCCAGACGCTCGCCTTTGCCCACATGGGCGAAACTATTAGCCGCTACCGAGACCTCCCGGCACCCCCTGACATGCTGGCGCGGCTCGACCAGCAGGGCGTTTCTTACAGACCCCATACGTCAAAGGCCGCTTTGCGGGCCATAGGGTCTGCGAAATAGAAGCTGTCCACCTCGGGGACGACAATTGAAGCAAGCTCCAAGGGATCGTCAGAGATCGACAGGAAACGCTGGATCGTTAGCGCAATCTTCTCAAGAGCCAGCACATGCTGCGCCACATTTTCCAGATGGTACGTCGCAGACTTCTTGCCTGTGACATAGGTGAGACGCGCATCGAGATTGTTGCCCCGCGCAGCGACATAGAGAGCAACCTGCCGTGCGTGGCTGGTGGAGATTTTCGAGGGAAGCGCATGCGAAGTTTTGAGGTCCGTGAGGATGCCATGATTTGCCCACTCGAAGTCATAGAATCCGATCATGGGGACCATCAGGCCCTCGATGTGGTATTCGATCTTGCCCTGCGTCGAAGTAGGCTGGCCATAGGGGCGCAACTCTGCGAGGCCCATTTTGACCATGTCGCCGATCGCGCCAGCCTCTTTTTCACGGCGGCTATCGCCTGAAAGTGCGGTGAGCTTGTCAAACTCCGCCTTGGCGATGGCGGCGCAAGTCTCGTCATCGGCGCCATTCACCAGTCCCTCGACGATACCGGCTTCAACGGCAGTGCCGCGATAGGCGGCCGCCCCGACGGGGCTGCGCTTCTTCATGCACTTCTCAAGCACGAACATGGCGGGGCTATTCGTGAAGAGGTTGCAGGCTGATGGAGACAGGTGCTTGAGGTCGTGGACCTCGAAAGGGTTTTTCATGTGTCACTCTCAATTTCAACTGTCATCAGGGTAGGCTGATTTGCAGATCGGCGTCAACAGACAATTTGTCCTTTTCCAGAATTGACTTTGAAGACAAAATGTCTCAACCTCCGCAAATCACTTGGAGGGTATTATGGCTGAAATCATCACGACCGTGCTTCTGTTCCTCGCCGGTTTTTCGGCTGGCACAATAATCTTTGTTTGGTTCATGTTTTTCGTGGGCCGCGCCTCAAACTTCATTGTGGAGACGTTTTATGGAGAAGACTGACTACGAGTGGGACTTGATCCTGCGCGCTGCGGAAAGGCTTGGCGTCAGCCGCCATGCCCGCGCGAAGTGGAAGAACAGGAAGATGGTGCCCCATCGGTGGCGCCCGCAGATCATTGCGGCCACGCGGGGCGTGGTTAATTGGGATCACTTCACCGCCCTCGACGAGGCAGCAAGGACCGCAGCGTGATTTACATTGGCATCGACCCGGGCCTGAATGGCGCCATTGCATTCTTCGACGTCGAGAAGGGCCACCTGTCTGTTGTGGACATGCCCACCTTCGAGGTGAAGCGGAACAACAAGTTGAAGCGCGAAGTGAGCCCCCACGGGATTGCCGACGTCTTGTCCCTGTCGCAGAAAATTTCGGACGTCGTCCTTGAGCGCGTGGGCGCGATGCCCGGTCAGGGCGTCACTAGCGTCTTCAGCTTTGGACGCAGCGTTGGCGTCATTGAGGGCATACTGGCGGCGGAGCATATCCCCGTGAGCATCGTCACTCCGCAGGCGTGGCAAAAGGCCGCAGGTGTGCGTGGGGGCAAGGATGGAGCCCGGCAGCGCGCCTGTGAGCTGTTCCCCAACTATGCGGGCCTGTTCGCCCGGAAGAAAGATGATGGCCGCGCAGACGCCGCATGCATGGCTTGGTATGCCGCAACACGTTGAAATTGAGATGGATATGAGCTTGGCAATGTCGTTTGATCCAGACTTCGCAGAGCCCTCAGAGTGGGCTCGCATGTACCGCAGCGTCGGGATGCAAGTCGTCCCCGCCATGAGCCACAGGGAAAACAAGAACCAGTGGAAGCGCCCGGCGCTCCCGAAGTGGCGGGAGCTGGAGCACGAGCTGGCGCCCGACTTCACCTTTGAGCGTTGGTATGGCGAAACTGGCGAGCACGCACGCCGCGTCAACATGGGCCTGATCGCGGGCGCCTGCTCGAACGGGATCTTCGTCGTGGATCTCGACCTGCACAAAGACGTTCGCGCGCAGGCGTGGTGGGACGACATGTTTCACATGAAACGTGCCGCAGGCGAGCTGGAGACGGTCGAGCAAGAGACTGGCGGCGGTGGTGTGCAGCTCTTCTTCCGTGCGCCGCTCGGCTGGAATCCGCCCACCTGCAAGACGAGCATTGGCGTGGACATCCGTGGGCAGGGAGGCTTCGCCATGATGCCGCCCAGCATGCATCAGAGCGGCACGCCATACCGGTGGAAGATTGGCCACGAGCCGTGGGAGATGGACATTGCGGCGGCCCCGCAGTGGCTCTGCGATCAGATCACACAGCTCGCTATCGAGCATGGTGGCTCATCTGGTGAGAACCGTGTAACAGGCGAAAAAACTGCATCTCCAAATAAAGCTGTGGATAACTTTGGCAATATTGTCGATGGCCGCGAAGACTACATGACCAAGCTCGTGTGGGCGGCGGTCGTCGATCTTTACCGTGACGCGCCCATCCCGCCGTCGAAGGTGGAGAGCGAAACGGCCATGAATGACGCCTTCGTTACCTATGAGCGCAAGGTAAAAAGCCGCCTGCATGCCCCCGGCACCTCGAACTTTGATCTTCTTGAGCGAGAGGGTCGCGGGTTCAGCTTGTTCCGCCACAAGTGGACGCTGGCCATTGAGCAGTGGGACACCAAGGTGGCCGAGCACGCCAAGGTGGAGCGCCCTAGCCGCCCTTTCGATCAGGCCGGTGAGCCCGAGCCCGTCAAATTCTACAAGGTTGATCCAGAAACCGGCGAACTTTTCACTGATGTAATCAAGCAGGCGGCTGCTGATCTGTTTGAGTTTCTCGACATCAAGGGCATTCGCGCGCTTCCCAAGCCCAAGTATCTGATCGAAAAGCTGATGATCGAAACCGGGCTCGGGTTCGTCTATGGCCCCCCGGGCTGCGGCAAGAGCTTCATCACCATTGGCATGGGCCTGTCCATTGCCGCCCAGCGCACAGAATGGTTTGGGCGCGCAATCAAGAAGACCGGCCCGATCGTCTACATCTCCTCCGAGGGCGTTGGCGACATCGGCTTGCGCATTGACGCATGGGAGAAGGAGACTGGCGTCATGGCCGGAGACCTGCCCTTCTACCTGATCAGGCAGAACATCAACTTCATGTCTCAGGCAGACGTGGAGCGCCTGCTGCGCACGGTTGCAGAGATCGCGAAGATCGTTGGCGAGTTCCCGGTTGTCGTCTTCGTAGACACCGTCAGCCGCGTCCTGCCCGGCGCCGACGAAAACCTCCAGAAAGACATGACCCTCTTCATTGGCGCCTGTGATGCCGTCCGCACGACCTTTGGGGCGACAGTCGTCGGCGTCCACCACACGAGCCGGGCGGGCAACCTGCGGGGGTCCACGGTCTTTGATGGCGCCGGTGACTTCCTCCTGAGCATTGAGCGCGAGGAGGGCGAGAGCATTGGCGAGATCCACGCCCGCAAGATTAAGTCCGCCGAGGACGGCTGGCGCCAGCCCTTTGAACTCAAGAAGGTCGTCGTGAACGACATCACCGGCGAGGGCAGTCTCTACGCTGCGCAGGCCAATGCTCAGGCGACACCCAAGAGCGTCTGGCCCGAGAAGCAAGTGTGCCGAGACATGCTGAACGTGATCAGAGTGGCGTGGTTCGCTGGGCGGCCGCTCTCAAGTTATTCCCAGACCCGCAAGCAGGGGCGCTTCGCCTCGGCGGTACTGAGCGCGCAATTCGATCTCCCCGAAAAGGTGGTCGATATGATGGTGGAGGCGTGGCTCTCCAACCAGATCTTGTCCTACGAGGTCGTGGACAAGAACACGAAAATGCAGGGCCTCAAGGTAATTGGATCAATCGACTAGAGGGGAACATCATGGAATTTGACACCGAGCGCGTCGCACACGAGTGCGAAAAAACCATCCACCGCATGCGGATCGTCATGAAGGGCAAGGGCGGCCCCGTCATCATGACCAGCCTCGCATTTCTCGTGGCCGAGGCCATCAACATAACGAGTGATGAGGCGAACTTCGAAAAGAACCTGCGCACCTTTACGGCCAGCGTGCAGGACATCATCGACACTGCCCGCAAGATCGAAGACATGAACGAAGGGGGCGTTCAATGAGCGCGTTGGATATTGAAGTCAGAGACATCCGTTTCAAAATTTCGTCGCGTCTGTGGAACTGCCTGATGGCGGAGAACATGGATACGCTCTCGGATGTCGTTAAACTTGAGGGCCGCGAGTGGCTGCGCGTCCCCGGCTTTGGGCGCTTGGCGCTGAAGGAGCTGGAAAGCTTTCTCGCCACCCAAGGCCTGCAACTCAAGAGTGGCCCGACGCCCTTCAAGGTGCGGGCCGCCGACAAGATCAAGAAGTTGAGGCAGGCCCTCATTGAAGTTGGCCGCATCAACAACAAGCGCGATCGCTTTAGCACCGAGATCGACCGCATCATTCTTGATGCGCTGGCGCAGGACGAAAACGATGACGCCGCGTGAGGTGATTCCGGCTGAGATCAGCGAGGAGGTGGAGGCTGAGGTCTCCACCGCCCTTCACAAGATGGTGGCGGATGAGCGACGCTATGCCGGCGACCGCATCGAGAAGCTGGAGGCGGCGCTGCGCGAACTATCGTGTAAATGTACTTCAAATTGCGATTGGGAACGTGGAGACATCTGCCCTTCTTGGATCGCCTGCAAAGCACTGGAGGGGAAAGATGACTGATGACCTTTTGTATCGTCTGCGCGGCGTCATGTGTGGCGATGACCCTGCGATTGAAGAAGCTGCCAATCGCATTGAACAGTTAGAAAAGGGCTTTGTTGACATTCTGTCTCAACAGCCGTTGGATTTGATCGTTGCAATGATCGCTAAGGCTTGTCTTGTGGGGGCAATAGATAAAAACGGCAAATATTGCTTTGTTGGTGATTTGAGGATTGTCGATGGCAAAGCATTGATGGAGAAGAAAGATG